TTGAATAATTCTTTCCATGTAAGTTCACCTACTTCATCTGGTGTAAAGAAACGCTTTGTACCCATGTCTGTAAGTTCTTCTTGTACTCCTTCACGTTCTGCATCTTCTCGTTCCTGTAAGTCTTGAGGTATTTCACCTGTTTCTATAATTTCATCAATAACTTTCTTTGCCATTCGTTTTCGTGCTTCAAATGGTAGGTACTTGTTATCAATTTTCTTAATATCAAATGAGTTTAGTGTTGCTGATACTTGGTTTGAGTTACTACCTTTCTTGATTAAGAATGGAATAATCCTATCTCGCAACATGTCTTCTAGGTATAGTCCTTTAGTTTCAGTCATTATCTCAAATAGAGAATAGTTTTCTTGTAGTAGAGCTTCTGTTTGTCGCCATGCTGTACCAGATTTAGGTTGTGCACCAAGCATAGCTTCACTAACACCTACTATTTCACTTCCGAGTGCTTTCCATTGTTGTCCAAAGTTTTGTAGTGATGTTATATCGTGTGAGTTGTTGTTTAGTTGAGTTAGTGGTTGGTTTTGTTGGTGGATAAGAATATCACCTGATTCAATAGCAAATAGAGCATTTTGTCCTATAAAGTTTCCATCTGATGTTTGGAAGATAAGCTTTGAAGCTAAGTCCAACTGGTCTTTAATACTTTTAACTGAGTGGTTCATCATCCATTGTGCCTCAAATAGATTCTTAACTGAACCATCTAGTGAGATAGAACCGTCTGTGCTTGGAAGTAATGATGTAAGCATGTAGGGGTCGTATTCTTCACGCCCTGAGTATAGAGAGTATTCAACATCTTTCTTAGACCTGCCTTTTCCATTAGAAACAAAAGATAGAACGTGCATTTGTTGTACGAATGTTTCTGCATCACTTTCTTTTTTAGTAAGTTTGCTAAGTTGAAATACTCCATGTATTTCATAGAGTTTGTAGTAATCGCTTTTATTATCCTTTTGACGTTTATCAAGTAGTTGACGTGTAGTTTCTGCATCAATAAGAGCTTCTACCTTTTCTTTGTCATATCGGTCAAACATTTGAGCTTCTGTAAGCTCTAGTATTTCAATCTTAGGATTGTCTGCAAAGTTAACTTGGTCAACAATAAGTCGTGACCACGGTGTAACTGCAATATCTAATTCGTCATCCTTTTCAATTATCTTTACTACTGCTGAGTTGAACCCTGCAAGCTCTATTCCCCAAAGGTTTAAGAACTTACCAAACTTTTTCTTCTTCATCCAGTTTTGTAGAAATACATTAAGTAGGAAGACAGCAACAATGTCTTCTGCTTTAGTTGCTGTTAGGTTTATATCTTTACGGTCAATGTCTGTAGCTCTAAACCAAATGTTTCGTGCTGCAAGTACAATGTTAGCAAAAGGCTTATCTCGCCCTAGGCTGTCCTTATCTCCTGTAATGTGCTTTGAGTTTAGGTAAGCATAGATAGTATTTATATCTGTGTACAGGTCATATCGTACATGTTCCGACATCAAAGTACCAACACCTGAAATATAGTCTTGCTCTAGCTTGAGTACAATTTCTGATACTGATTTCTCTATCATAGTTAGTTAGAAATTACTGTGTAGTCAATCGTTCCTCCTTTAGTGATGAATAGTCCTGTATTAAATACAATAGGTTCAGGAAATAGAATAACCTGTGAGCCTGATGATAGTGTGTAAGTATTCATAATTACATCTCCTGTTGCTGTTAGTGAGTCCCATAGTTTAATAGTCCCACTTGAGTGTGAGTTTACTAGAATACCGTAGACTTTACCTGGTATTGCTGATACTTGCTGTGATGTTGTTCCGTTTAAATATAATGCTCCTTCTGACATAATGTTGAATGTTAATTATTTATAGTAGTATTATACCATATCTTACTCTATCTATTACTTGAATTAGCAGAGTTTTTGTAGTTTCTTTCAAATCGTTCCATTTGTTGACTGATTACTTTGGCTCTTTCTTCTGATTGTTCAGGTAGTAGTTTGCTTGAAATAACAAAATACATTCTCATAATCCAAGTATCAGAGTCATCTGGTGAATGTCCAAGTAATTGTTTTACGTCATCTTTACCTGTTGCCATTCGTTTAGCTCCGTCTTTTGTAATGTCTTGATACATAGGTAATTCATCGAGGATAGCTTCTTTAGCTGAACCTGTAACTTTACTTGCTATCTTATGGTTCTTAACAAGCCCTGAGAGCGTAAATAAGCACTGTGAGCGTAAGTTAGCAAAGTCTGTGACAAATGGTGCGTCATTCCTGTAATGAACATTAGGGAGCGTTACAATCGACTGCTCTGTTTTTATAGCACCGTAAGAAGATTTGAATGGAATAATACCATTGAGTAGGCTTGAGGTTGAAACACCTTCACCAATTCCAATAGCATCTACTGCAATATGTGAGTAAGGTATCTGATGTTTAAGTGCGAACTCTCGTATCTTGTTTACTATATGCTCTGTTGTAAGTCCAACAAACCTGTCACGCCATACTTCTTCTAAGTCTTCCCAATAAGAAAAAACTGTAGCATCACCACCATCCTCACTACCACCAACATCAACTATTAAATACTTCTCATTGTTCTTTTCTATTGAGTTAGTAAATACGTCAGTTAAGCTGTTGTAGTTGAATAGTGCGTTTTCTGTATCTAAATATTCCCAGTTACCTAAAAGAAGTCGTTGCTTACTCTTTGTATCAAGTGTTTCTAAGTTTTCCTTGTAAAAGCGTGAGATAAAAGGGTTGTCATCTACAAGTGACTCAATAAATGCTTTCTTATGTGATAGCTCTCCATCTCTAAAAGGTTTATAAAAGTTGTAGTAAACATAACCACGAGAAGGGTTACATGTACCAAGTATTTTTGGAAGTATATCAAACTCATCTAGCTTGTAACGAATACGAGATTTAACAATGTTCCATGCTTTTTCTACTATCTGGTTACACTCATCAATAAATGCACCTGAAATCTCAAGAGAACCAAGTTCATCAAAGTCAGGGTCAGATGGATATAGGAATAAATCTTTAAGCATTATCTCACTACCGTTAGAATATGTGATAACTCCTGCTTGTTGGTTGTATGCAAAATCTAAGTCAGCTTTGAGTCCTTGCTCTTTCATTACCTCAAAGAGTGACTTGAGTGTAGTTTCTTTTAGTGTCTTACCTTTAGAGCGACCAATAAGCCAACGAGTACCTGGATACTTGTAGCAGTTCTTTAATACCCAGTAGCAACCGAGAAAAGATTTACCACCTCCAGCACCACCACCATATATTACTTCCCTTGTGTTCTTATCTTCTAAGAAATCAAGAGCTTGTGTCTGTTTTATTGAAAGTTTCATTATCTAAGTATGTTTTTTGTTCGTTCCAAGTAATAGCTTTCCCTCCTGAAGTAATGTCTGTTTCTGTTTTCTTTGAGTAGTCTGCTTTACCAAGAGTTTCTGCTGTGAACTTAGAAGCGTCTAGTGCTAGTCGTTCATCTTCACTAGACATAGTAGCTTCTATTACATAGCCTGCTTTCTTTACTCTGCGCTCATGTACTATGTCATTAACGAACTTTCTGAAATCCTCGTAGTTGTCATAATACCAATTATCCCATGTACTAGCGTTAATCTCAAGTGTTTCTTGAATGTTTACATAGCTCATGCCATCTAGTATTAGTTTTCTTATTTTAGCAGTAAGCTCTTTTGTAAGTAATGTTTTCGGTCCTGGTTTGCTCATATTATAAAATGTCTTTACGTTGTAATTGTCTAACTAAGATGTCTACTTCTTTACCTATAATGCGTTCATTAGCACAATGTATTAAAAATAGGTAATGTATGAAGTAGTCAGTGTGCATTCTTGTATTATACCACGGTTAGGTTTTTAACAAAACTTTGAGTGCTTCTTTGTAGTCAATTATGTTTCCATAAAGAGAGCTTGAAAGGTTTTTTGCTGACTCCATAGCTACCTTTACTCTAGTGTTTCTATCCTTTATGCTTTTAAGTTGTGTTTGGTATGCTTCTATTTCCATTAACAGGCGAAACTTATTGTCGTTTAAGTATTTCTCTACCCAGTTATCTAACCCATACTTATCTTGTTGCTTGTGGTGCGTTTGTTCGTGGACTATAAGATGTTCTGGTAAACTGTTGTTACTATATATCTTATGGTCATAAGCAAAGATAGTGCTTGGTGTAATGTCAAAGTGCTTTGAGTATTCCTTTAAAAGTGGAAACTCTGATTGTGGGTAAAGTATCATTGTTATTTCTTTTTCTTTGTTTCTTTTACTGGTTCTTCTTCTTTCTTTGTGAATACTGCAACTGCTTCTGCAATAACTGGTGTTTCTGCTAATTCAAATGCTCCTCGTTTTGTTGCTACTTGTACTGCTTGTACTAGAGTTTGTAATGCTGTATTTTGTTCCATATTATTTTAAATTAGTTGTTAACTCCTTACATTATACCATATTAGAGGTATTTAACCTAGCTTGTATGTAATGTTATTCATCTTTCTCTTGTATATCTGATAAATCAATATCTGCTCCAACTTCTGACATCATTATATTAAATGCAATATTGTGTGCAAACATTTCTATATCATCATCACTGTATGGTACATGTTCTAGTTGTTGCATATCGAACTGAATAGAATCGAAAGCAACTTTAATTAACTTACTGAAACGTACTTTGTTTATTTCGTCTAATTCTTCTCCGTTGAATTTTGGGAATTTATATTTTTTCATATATCTTATAGCTTACCTAATAATGCTTGTAGTGTTTCAACTATTTCATCATTTTAGCTGATAATCCACGTCCAAGTTTTTCGTCTTTAACTCCTTCTTGATAACCTTCTTTGCGGGCTAGTGCTGTTTCTATTTCTATGATTTGAGCTACTTCATCTGCTGACTGAAGTGCCCAACCTTCATTTACTAACCTCTCTCTCACTGTATTCTCTTGTTGGTTGTCTTTATTCATATCCACCTTGAGTTATATTATTAACGTACTCTTTATGATTTCTTTTTTCACATACTTTGCAAAATTTAAGGTCACATTCACATTCATTACTTGGTTTGTTTGGTAAAAGTATCCAGTGAGTTACAGTATCTCCATATATATTTATACACCACCTACCTAGCTCATAATCATATCTATCAATAAACATACACTTGTTTTTTGTAAATACAATAACCTTAATAGAAAGTCCGTTTCCAGAATTAAAAGGTCGTGCATGTTTTACATCTATCCAGTAATCTATAGTCTGTTGTGAATTATAGTATGCACATTCTTCGCAATTTCCACATTCACAACCTGAACCCATATAATTTTGCATTGATGTTTCATTACTCATAGGCCTTATTGTTTAGTGCTGATAAAAGTTCTGCTTTATTTATTCTATTGTCTTTTTTTTCCACTGAACCTCCACCAGTATAAACTGTTGCATTATTTACAATCTCCTCCACTTCTTTATCTCTTGCTGTGAGGGTGTTTGTTATGAGGGTTTCAAACTTACACATAGGGCATAGCTGTTTGATACCGCTTTCTCCAGAGTATTTATTGTCACAATTATCACATCTTAATCCGTCTGCACCACCTGAATAACCTTGTGACATATATTCTTCAAACTCTTTCTTTGCTTCTTGTATGATTGTTTTTTTGTCTATCATAGTGTTATGAGATTATTTTCTAGTAAGTAACACTTACAGTTAATACCTTGTTCTCCTGTGTCAAACTCTGTACCGCAATTAGGGCATATTCGTGCTGTCATAGTGTTAGGTGTTAGTTATTAACTTTCCATTTTCATAGACATATACTCTGACTTAGTAAGTCCACATAATTCAGCTTGGCACTCTGTTGCGTTCTGGTTAGCTTCCGCAAACGCTGGCTCAATTCCCTCTATAAATATTCTACCTGTTGGACATTTCATTTTTAGAAACCACATCTTTGGAGATTCTGTTATCTCGTTTATTTCACTATTTTCCACAAGGTACAATTCATTGTTTCTTTCGTCTTTATGTACCAGTACGGCGTTTTCTTTAATTATTGCTTGTGGATTATATTTTAGAGCTACTGTTCGTTGGTCTGCTATTTCTATTTTCATTATATCTGATAGCGACATTTCTTTTGAGATAACTTTTTGCCATAGTTCTTTTTCAAAGTTTACTCCATCAAGAAAGTAAATACCTGTATTGTCTTTCCATTCTATTGCTGGGAATTGGTCGTTGTGGAGCATTTGGTCTTCCCATCGACACTTTGGATTCTCAATTACAATCATAATCTGCCCTAGTGATATAATTGTTGGTATAGCTGTAACAATTTCATTCATTCTTTGTAGCTTTTCTTCATCAAATTTTACACCTATCATTTTAGCATAGTCATAAAATCCCAACCAAGTTAACCAGTATTGAGTTGTGTATCTAGCATATTTTATATTTGAGTTTAGTTGTGATTCTAGTTGTGATTCTAGTTGTGAGTCTAGTTGTGAGCGTAGTTGTGAATATAGTTGTGAGCGTAGTTGTGAATCTAGTTGTGAATATAGTTGTGAATCTAGTTGTGAGTTTAGTTGTGAGCGTAGTTGTGAATATAGTGGTGAGTTTAGTTGTGATTCTAGTTGTGAGTCTAGTTGTGAGCGTAGTTGTGAATATAGTTGTGAATATAGTTGTGAGGATAGTTGTGAATCTAGTTGTGAATATAGTTGTGAATCTAGTTGTGAGTTTAGTTGTGAGCGTAGTTGTGAATATAGTGGTGAGTTTAGTTGTGATTCTAGTTGTGAGTCTAGTTGTGAGGATAGTTGTGATTCTAGTTGTGAATATAGTTGTGATTCTAGTTGTGATTCTAGTTGTGAGTCTAGTTGTGAGCGTAGTTGTGAATATAGTTGTGAGCGTAGTTGTGAATATAGTGGTGAGTTTAGTTGTGATTCTAGTTGTGAGGATAGTTGTGAATATAGTTGTGAGGATAGTTGTGAATTATATTCAATCTTTTTACCCTTAGATATAAACTTTATTACATCAATACTATTCTGAATTGACTCTGCAACAATTATTGTTTTATCTTCCCCAAACAATTCCTTTGTTATTTTAACTGTCTTTTCTCTATCTAGTGGTTGGCTAGCTACTGCAACCCACTTGTTAAGATACTCTGGTATCCTAGCTTCTTGCTCTGATGTTAGTTTATTGATTTTTTTCATATTAGTCTCGGACGTTTCTAATTGCTTTTAGAAAATAGTCATACTCTTTCTTAATTACGACCTTGTATATATTAGGAATTATCTTATGTGGTGTGTGGGTATCTTTACCTGTTTTCTCATGTAAGAGAGTAGCCATTTCTAATACTTCAATATATGTTTCTCCGTTCCATGTATAGACTTTGAACTTTGACAAATCTATTGCTTTAAGGACATGATTATGTCCACTTTCACTGTGGGCTACAATGTACTTATTTGTTTCTTTTTTTAAGATTGCTTCTTTTGGGAGCGTGGTAGTTTTTAATATCACTTCTCCGTGTCTGATTATATTATTCATATTATTTATTGATTACTTCTATTAAATTCCCCTCAATGTCATGGTTGTACTCGATACCATTTGCGACATTTCTACTAAAGAATAAAGTTGCTACGATTACTAATAAGATTATTACTACTATGTGTGCTGTTTTCATATACTTATAGTATAGCGTACCCCTTTTATATTGCAAGTAAACTGTTATTTACCTGTGGATAACTTAGGTCGCCCTCTTGGTGTACCTGTTTTACTTGGTAAAGAGCCTTGTTCGCTGTAGTAGTTGGCTTCTTTTCCATAAAGGACAATCCAACGAGCTAATACTGACTGTAAGTTTCTTAGTATTTCTGGCATCTTTTCTACTGGTTCTACTTTGATGAGTTCGCCAGCTGTAACGATTGCTTTTATGGCTTTTTCTGTTTCTGTCATATTTATAAATTTTCTATTTGCCATTTCTGGCTTGCTATTAACTTTTCCTCTGTTTCTTCACCTTCTGTTTCTGAACGTGCCTTTCTATCAAGTGATATTGCATCAGATAGAATACGTTGTAGTTTTTCGTCTGGTATTCCTTCAAGTGACTCAGGGTACAGCTTACTAATGCATTTTTGTATTAGCTTTTTACGGTTGCTTAGTTTACGTGCTAATGGGTTTTCTAGTTCCTTTAAAAGAAAGTTAGTGCGTCTTGAGCTGTGCATCCCTTTGTCATTTTTCATATGACTGTAAATAGTTATCTGTTAATTCTTCACAAGGAAACGGTATCTCTTCACCTGTTAGTTTACCTAAAGATTCAGCAAGCTCATCCCAGATTTCGTTTAGTTCTGGTGAAGTTAGTAGTTCTGTGCTTTCTTTACCAAATTTAGAACGTGCCATAGATTTTATGGTGTCTTTAATTGAGTGCATTGTAGGTCGTACCTCAATGTTTTTAATAAAGACGTTGAGCGGTACATTGTTTTCAATAAGTATGTCAGCTAATTGCTGGCAACCTCGATGCAAAGCTCCACGTTGTTTCTTTGGTAATGACATACTATCCAAACATTACTGAAAGGTAAGTTACTGTAATACTTACAATAGCTACCACAGTTACAATCTTTTCGTATGCTGTGCGTTCTGTACAATTTTTTTTATCTTGAATAATAAAGAAGTGAATTGTTGTGTAAATCATTATAATTCCTAGAATTGTATACATATATTTTTTAGTTAATTGTTAGTAAGTTTTAGAAGTCCATTGATGAAACATCGTCTAAGTCTGCTCCTGTTGGTGCTATAGAATTGTTAGTTTGTACTTCTGTTTTAACTTCTGGCTTCCAAGTGTTTAGTTTGTGTGAGTAGAATACTTCTCCATCTTTTTCGTTTTTAGTAAAATCGTGGTAAACATATCCTTTTTCGTTTGCATGTTCTCGAATACTATTAAGATATTCAATATGATTATCAATATGAGTTGCAATACTTCCCTTTTTCCACTTCTTTACTTCATCAGGTGTATTTTCTGGGTTAGTGTTAAAGTATAATCCTTTTGCGTATGTTGCTTTTTGTTGTTCTGACATGTTATTTTAATTTGTTATAGCTAATACTGTTTGTTTTAAGGAAATCTTTTAGTGCAACTAACTGTGCGTCTGTTGCTGTGACTTCTATTGTGACAGTTCTGATTGGTTCTTCTTTCTTTGGTTTTTCCACGACTGGAATTACTACTGGTTTTTCTTCTTCTACTTTGTTTTCTGTTTCAAATATCTCATCTGCTCTTTTAGATATATCTACAATGATTTCAGAAAGCTCCTTAAATTTCAACTTCTCTACAAAATCTTCTTCTTTAAGCTTGACTGACAACTTTTTGTTTGATTCTGCCACTGAGCTTTTGATTGTTTCAACCTTTTCAAGATGTGACTTGTACTCTATATCTAACAATGAAAGCTGTTGTTCAATATCTTCTCGTACTTGAGTCTTACTGATTGATAGGTTACAAAAGTTTTCCTTAAACTCAATACGATTCAAATATTCATTTGGTATTTCTGAATGGCTTTTAATCTCGTCTAGTATTTCATTGGCAATAGCTCGCTTTTCTTCTTTCTTTTTAAGCTCAAATTCTTTCACAGTATCATCAATGTTACTTGAAACATCTTTTACCATTCCTACTAACTCTTTACATTCGTCTTCAAATTTATCAACTGGTGCTAGTAAGTCTTTCTTAATAGTCTTTCTAAAATCATCAATAGACTTTGATACCTTATTTAACTCTGCTCGTGTCTTCTTATCATCAGATAGTGTGTCTTCTGAAACAACATAACCTACATACTTTTCAAGAAAACTCGTAAGTTGAACCTTGATTGGTTCGTAGTTCCACTTGATTACACTTTCTTTTGACTCTTGGACTACTGGTAATATATTATTATCCATATTATTCAAATGGCATTTCGCCTTTATCTATTAAATCGTGTGCTTTTTTGTAGCACTCTCCTAATAATTCTAATGTTAATGCTCTACCTGCTTTTGTTCGTCTATTTATGTTAGGTGACTTTTCTATCCTGTTTTCGATATAATCTACATCAGAGATAGTTTTAGCGTGTGACAGGGCGTTTTTGACCTTAGAGAGCATGTTATAGGTCGTCTAGTGCATCATCTATTTGCACACTTGGTACATCAATATCATCTGAATGTGTTTTGTCTGTATCATCAAGTATACCAGTTGGTACAAGGAAAGTATACAGTAATGTATTCTTTAATGCATATGTTGTAGCTTTTCCTGCACCCTTGTCTTGTGTATCGACCCCTTGACCATAACCTGCAAGCTCAATACTTTCTCCACTTGTGTGAAGTAATAAGTATTTAGTTTTTGCAGTGGTAAAGATAGATTGTTTTGACTTAGTTCCTTCCATCCATCGTTCAACTTTTTCTGTAGCTTCAACTCCAATAGGTAGTAGTGAAAGTCCGTTTTTTTGCATAGACTCTCCAATAGTCTTTTTAACATCTTTATCGTTTACACCTTTGTAACCATAACTACCAGAACCTACATTAGCGTTCTTTTCAATACCTTTGACTTCTTTCATTACTTCGATAATTGCTTTTGCTATATTTTCCATACTATTCGCTAATTATTTCTTCTAATAAACTTACATCATCTTCATGGTACATAGAACCGTTGTGATAAAAAGTTTCGTCTTTTCCGTTCCAACTTCCTATAATTTCTTTTGCTTCTTCAATAGTGCTAATTCCTAAGTGTGTTGCTTCTGCTGTAAATGTTTTCATATTATTCACAGTGACATTTACGCTCTATTAAATCATCATATCGACCTTCTGAAACGATGCCTGTATCTTCACAATCATCACATTCAAAGTATTCTTGTTTTCCTAAAAGTTCCATAGGATTTTGGTTTCGTGCTTTTTCTAAAGTTACTCCCCATTGTTTTACTTTTTCTGATATAGACATAGTAGTTATAATTAGTGGTTAATGAAACTCATTGATGACTGAATAGGGTATGTTATTAATTTACTTTTGCCTGACACCTTGCGAGTATCAGGGAGAAACACGCAAGGTTATTTGTTAAACATCTTTCCAAATGCCGTGTCTAATACTTTTTTATCTCGCTCCCAACTTGGAAACTCTTTCTTTTTATCTTCTACATCTTCTACAACTTCTACAACTTTATCTTTTGACATAATTTTTATTGTTACCCCTATCCAGTTATCAACGAGCTTCATTACTTATGATAGCATACCCCTTTTAATAAGTCCACCCCTTTTGTATAAGTGTGTGGATAAACTATTTCTCTAACTCTATTTCAAGATTAGCCATAGCTCGCCAAGCTATTTTTGTAGCATGGAGTATTCCGTCATCATCTGTGGTAATACCCTCTGAGTGGTCTGCTAAGTGCCTTAAAAGAGCATCTAGGTGGTCGGTTGATTTAGTTTTATCCCAATGTGTTGGCTCGTTCGGATTGTGTTGTTGATTTCCTACAAAAGATAAGTGTGCTACTTCTCTTATTGCTTTTGGAAAATATTTAATAAAGCCAGAAAAAATAGGTGTCTCCTTGCGTTGTTGGTGTTTGTTTGGCTCTAATTGTTTCTTGAGTTCATCAAGTAATTCTTTTGGTAGTTTCTTTTTCATACTTGTTATTAGTTAGCTTGATAATTACTTAATTTAGTATATCAATTTTATAAGTAGTTGTTTTTATAACTGTGGATAACCTTAGTTTCTTTTCTTCATTCAGGTACTAACGACTATCCCTCCTGAAAGAGAGTGTGCTGATATTATTTATAACTTTCATGTGAAACTGTAAGCGAACCCTCCTACAACTATACTGATAGACACTAATACTGAATTGTCGTTCCTTATATTTCTACTTTATAAACTACGAAGCATATCAGACGGTAGGGGGGCTAGTCGTCAGCCAAGGGCTTCACTATGAAGTACTCCTTTGTTCTTTTCCCTACGTTCGCATATGCTCCTTAATTTACAACTTATTTGATTTCCTAGCTTTGTGAAAGGCTAGTTAGTACATAAGAGCAGTTTTACATCAGTTTCTCTTAAATGATGAGCGAAAAGCTATTTGTGTAGTTTTAGATTTACTGGTTAAGAGAGGCGACTGTTTTCTTTACTTGTGGGCGGGATTATTATGACATAGCTCCGATTCCACAACCTCCCTTAATCAATAAACCTAAAACAAAAAACACACCTAAAAGGCGTGTTAATAATTAAGTTCTTGATTGCAACCAACATAAGTTTGGAAACCCGTATTGATTGCTGGTTGCATAAAAAACTCAATTTTTGTTCTACGGGTTTCCATGTATAAAGTATAACATACTATTTCTTTTTTACAACCTTTAAACTGTGGAAAAAACAAACTGTAAAGTCATAACCTGTCTTACTATCGTCACATCTCATACACTTATCCCAGAAAGCAGGTAGGTCTTCTGTTGGTACATGTCCTAGTTTTATAGCATATGTGCTATCTTTCCACGGTTTTAAGTACCTTTTTTCTACAGGTTGTTTAGTATCGTCTATAAACAAATCCATTTCTGCCATTTTTATAAACTTAGGGTTTATCTTCTTACCTCTCCATAACCAGAAACGATAT